TTATAGGGGCACTCGGGATGGTCCAGGTAGGCTGGATCCTTTTCCATGAGCAGGCGGATGGCCCTGAGGGCTGTCATCGACAGGGCGCTGGCGTTCGCGGGTGGGTAAGTCATGAGGCCGAGGTAGATGTTCCACATTTTGGGCACAACCTGTCGGCCTGAGTGGAAATGAAGGTGCCTAGGGTATTCTGGAGTACCCTGGAGTGCTGTGGAGTGCTGTGGAAGAAGAAAATCGGGCGAACTTTCTTCAAAACGCCTTAGGCACTCACTCTCAGGCCTTGAAGTACCTAGTCAGAGGGTGGTCTAGCCTGCAGATGGCCGGCAACCCTCTGCTTCGGCAGTTTCATTCTGATCTAAGCGCCCGTTATCCCGTTGACGGCGCGAACATGACCTATTCCGAGTGGATTTCTCGGAATACGAAGCTGGCTGGCCGGCCGTTCAGCTATGAGGGCTTCGAGTTCCAGGCTGCGATCGCCGATGACATGGCGACCGACCTATCGGTGATCAAACCGTCCCAGGTGGGCCTCACCGAGGTCCAGGTCCGCAAGTTCCTGGCCATTCTGGCCCGGAACCGAGGTCACAACGGCATTTTCACGTTCCCAAACGAGAAGATGTACCGAAAGAACTCCAAGACGCGGATCAAGCCGGTGATCCAGCAGCCGGCGTTCAACTCGGGCTTCGGCACCGAGGAAAAGCCCACCCGGGCCATGGACCTGTACGAGATCAACGGCTCGTTCGCCTTCATCACCGGCCTGACCGAGGGTGACGCGACCTCTACCCCCGCCGACATCCTGTTTCACGACGAAATCGACCTTTCAGACCCCGCAATGCTCGGTCTGATGCAGTCCCGCCTGCAGAACTCGGCGATGCGGATCACCCAGAAGTTCTCGACGCCGTCCCATCCGGGCTTCGGCATCGACGCCTCGTTCCAAGCCTCAGACCAGCGCCACTACATGGTCCGCTGCGAGGCCTGCAACCACTGGCAGGACCCGCTCTTCACGATGCAGTTCCTGCACATCCCGGGCTACGTCGGCGACGGCAAGCTCGAAGACGCCGACGCTGACACCGTGGCTGCCATCGATCTGTCCAACTCTTTCATGAAGTGCGAGCAGTGCTCGCGTGCCCTCAACCTGCGTGATCCCTCGCTGCGCGAGTGGGTGGCCAAATACCCCGCACGCAGGGCCCACGGGTACCGGGTCACCCCGTTCTCACCCACCCATGGTCGGCTGAACATCACCTACATCTTCGAGCAGCTGCTCAAGATGAAGCAGCTCGACAACATCAAGGGTTGGTACAACACCGTCCTGGGTCAGACCTATTCGGACGGCAACTCCAAGCTCGAGCCCCATATCGTCGAGGCCTGCATGGGCTCGTCCAACCTCCCCGAGGTCTCGGGCGACGTCGTCCTGGGCTGCGACATGGGTAAGACCTGCCACCTGACGCTGGGTCGGGTCGACGGGCACGGCCGGATCAACGTCTTCTACTTCGAACAGGTCCCCTCGAACGAGGTCGAGCAGCGGATCAAGGATCTCGACGCCAAATACAACATCGTCTGCGGCGGCACCGACCGCTTCCCCTACACGACCGAGAGCGAGCGCATCCGCGAGATGACGGAGGGGCGCATTCTCCCGATCGAGTACCGCGGCGCGGACTTCACCCGCCTGGTCAACGACGAGCTGGGCCGCATCGACCACGTCAGCATCAACCGGACCCAGGCGATCGACGCCCAGGTCAAGGCGATCATCCGCGGCGAGGTCAACATGGTAGGCTTCGGGAGCCTGCGCTCGGTGGTGATCGAACAACTTTGCGACATGGTTCGCATCGAACACGATGAGAAGCCGGCGACCTGGGAAAAGCTCACTGGCAACGACCACTTCCTTCACTCCCTCGTCATCATGCGGGCCGCGGTGCGCGCCCGGGACATCATGCTGGGGTCCATGAAAACCGAACATCGAACGCTGGTGGGCATCCGCCCGGTAGCGGCCCCTAAGCTCCTGACATTGGGTACCCCAAATGGCTTCAACGGCATCCTCTGAGTCCCTCTTCGCGCAGCTGATGAAGCCGCTGAAGAACCTGAAGAAATCTTCGTCGGTCACGCCGACGTTCAACGCCCAGGCGCCCGAACGCGTCCTGACGCTGCCGCTCTACCGCGAGCACCTGGATGTCCTGTATGACACCCGTCTGTCCAAGACGAGCCAGGACCTCCTGCAGGACCTGTTCAGGAATGACCCCGACGTGTCCGCCGCGGTCGGCTCCTACCTGACCCTGTCCGACACCCCGATGACAACCACGGTTTACAGCTACGACGGTGAGCTCGACCCCGCGGCCACCATTGAGCTGACCAAGCTGATCCGCGCCCTGACGCGCCCGACCGACTACACCCAAGGCTTCCAGATGAAGACCAGCCTGGCCATGCTCTGCCAGGAACTGCGCTACATGCTGCTGCTGCGGGGCGGCATCGCGGCCGAGCTGGTGTTCAACAAGCTGCTGGTCCCGGAGCGGCTGCAGCAGGTCGACTTCAAGACCCTGGAGTTCACCGAGACCGAGCCGGGCAAGTACAAGCCCAGCCAGAAGGTCCAGGGCCGGAACGAGAGCGTGTCTCTCGACTACCCCTCGTTCTTCATCGCCTACCACCGCCGAGACCCGACGAAGGTGTATCCCACCTCTGACTTCCTCTCGGTCATCAACACGGTCGCGGCGCGACAGCAGGTGGTCAACGATCTCTACCGCATCATGCAGGTGACTGGCTTCCCGCGGATCGCGCTCAAGGTGGTCGAGGAAGTCCTGATGAAGTCAGCGCCGGCGGATGTGAAGGCCGACGCCGATCGAACCGCAGCCTGGGCCAATGAGCAGCTGAGCTCGGTCTCGGGTGCTTTCGCTACCTTGCGGGCCGATCAGGCCTTCGCTCACTTCGACAGCGTCGAGCCCTCGGTCATCAACGACAAGAAGCCAGGTGCCGAAGCCAACATCAGCGGCGTCATCGAGGTCCTGAACTCCCAGAACCAAGCCGCCCTGAAGACCATGGCCACCGTCATCGGCCGCGGCGACGGCAGCGTGGGGGTGGCCTCGGCCGAAGTCCGCATCGCGGCTATGAACGCTGATCAGCTGAACGTCCCGATCAAGCACTTCCTCGACCAGGTCTTCACCTTCCTGATCCACGTCTATGGGATCCAGGGCTTCGTCGAGACGCGCTTCGCGCCGGCCGAACTCCGACCCGACCTGGAGCTCGAGCCCCAGAAGGTTCTGCGCCAGTCCCGGATGCTGACTGATCTGTCGCTCGGGAACATCACGGACGTCGAATACCACATGGCCAACTACGGGAGGCTCCCGCCGGTCTCGGCCAAGCCCCTCCAAGGGACGGGCTTCCAGGACAAGGCCCCCGAGGTCCGCACGGACGACGTCTCGTCCAACGCCAACGGGGGTTCCCTCGGTCGTAGCCTGACGCCAGAGGGTGGCGAAGCTGCCAAGGGCAACGCGGTGAAGTCCAAACCTCCCAAGAAATAAACGAGCTGTGGTGAGTATCCGCGACCGGGTACTCACCAACACTCATCCAAGTGCATTGAATAGAACCTGCTGATGACCGCATACGCGGTAGTTATGAAGCAGGTTCAGAAAACTGAGCAGATCCTCAACCAGTTGAGGGCGTCCTTCGGCCCTGATGCCGAACTGACGTCCCTTGCTGTGTACGAGACTCGTGCTCTGAACAGCCTACCCCTTCGCAAGTCGGGTGGGATCTTCAAGGGCGCGCGGAACTCGCTGCGCCTGCTGCAGCAGATGGCCGACTGGGTGAACGGTGAGAGCGTCCCGCTCCACCTGTCCCACGACACCTCAGGCCTTCCGTATGGTCGCGCCTTCCACGGCGCGATGATCGACAACGAACTACGTCTCCTCTTCGCCGTCGACTCCATGAGCCACCCTGAGGTGGTCTCCAAGCTGGAGTCGGGTGTCCTGGACCAGGTCTCGGTGGGCTTCAACATGAAGTCGCTGGGCTGCTCCAAGTGTGGCTTCAACTTCATCGGTGCCAGCGCCGAGAACTTCTACAACCTGACATGCGACGAGGGCCACACCATCGGCCAGGACGATGTCCACGTCTGGGTCGACGACCTTGAGTACTTCTTCGAGCTGTCCCTCGTGGGCATGGGCGCTGCCGAGGGGGCCACCATCGTCGGACGCTCCGACGCCCGTCTCGCCAACAACCCCTCCGCCCAACAACGCCTCGCTGCGTCGGCCGATGCCGGCCTGTTCGGTGTCCGCCTCTCCCCCAACATCGAGGAAGCCTCAACGATGACCCCCGACCAACTCGCCCGCTTCGAAGCCAACATCACCGCCGCCGCGACCGCGACCGCCAACCTCGGTGCGGTCACGACCGACCGAGACGCTGCCGTCGCCGAGCTGACCGCCGCCAACGCCCGCGTCGCCGAGCTGGAAGCAGCGGCCCTGGCAGCCGCGCCGGCCGCCGAGGTCACGACCCAACTGATCGCCGCACAGGCCGATGCCGCTGCTGCGGTGGAAGCCCTGCGCGCCGAGGCCACCGGGGTCATGACCGCTCTGGGTGAAGAAGCCCCGGCGGAAATGCCGGCCGACGTCCCCACCCTGGTCGCCATGATCGCCGAGAAGCGCGCTGCATTCGCCGCCGTCATCCCGGTCGGTGGTGCTTCCAACCAAGAGCCCCTCAACCCCACCCCGGCCCGTTCGGTCGGCGCCTTCCGCACCCAACGCTAAGTCAAGGACCGAGCACCCATGCCCGCCATCTTCCACACCCAAATCGCCCTCGATGGGTATGATTTCCCCGAGTACCAGCTGACCTTCAAGATCTCGGGCTCGCCCGTGGCCGCGGACGTCGGCAAGGCTGTCTCGATCGACACCGCTGTCGCCAACACCGTCAAGCTGGCCGCCGATGGCGACCGGATCGTCGGCTACCTGATGAGCTTCGAAGACCGCGTCATCGAAGGCCAAAAGGTCGGCGTCGTGGGCCTGAAGTTCGCCCAGAAGCTGAAGATCAAGTCGGGCGAGACCGTCGTCATTGGCAACCGCCTCGTCGGTGCCGGCGCTGGTGAAGTCAAGGCCGGGACCATCCCCGCCGTGACCACCCTCGAGCCGACCGCTGTCCAGGTCGCCGCCACTGCCGCCGCTGCCTCGGCTCTCGCCGGCGCTCCCCTCGTTGTCGCCGTCGCCGATGGCTACGCGACCGCCCTGTACCTCTAAGCCAAGGACCTCACCACAATGACCACCCGTTCCACCACCGAGATCCAGCGTCAGGCGCCTTCGGCCCTGCTGGCTGGTCTCCTGAATCCCAGCGCCGGCGCCAGCCGGGAAGCCGGTGAGCGTCTGATCGCCGAGGCCCGTTCGTTTGGCCTCGACATGCGCTCCTACCTCCGTCTCGCCGCCGATCCGCGTCGGGCCGAAGGTGAAGAGCGTGCCCAGTATCAGGTCGGCGCCAGTGCCGATCTCCTGAACGGCTACGAAGCCGCTCTGGCGTTCCTCAACCTCCCGGTCCGTGACGACCTGGATGGCGGCGTCACCATGCAGGCTGCGGCCGATACCTTCCAGACGTTCACGGGCACCCGCGCCCTGTTCCCGGAAGTCATCGACGACATCCTGAAGTGGCGCTACCGCCAGACGACCTTCGAAACCACGGACGGCATCCTGGCCCAACGTCGTACCGTCAACGGCAACGAGATGCTGTCGACGATCGTCGAGGATGGCGCTGCTGACTACGAGAACCCGATCCGTGCGATCGCCGAAGGCGGCCGCGTCCCCGTTCACGCGATCCGCACCTCGCAGCAGGCCGTGAAGTTCTACAAGTTCGGTCATGGCTACAAGACGACCTACGAGTTTGGTCGCCGCGCCTCGCTGGACATCCTGACGCCCTACGCCGCCCGCGTGCAGACGCAGATCGAGCGTTCCAAGGTCGCCTCGGCTACCTCGGTTCTGATCAACGGCGACGGTGCCTACTCGGCTGCCGGCGTGGTCACCTCGACCTCGTTCAACGCTGTTGCAGG